ATACAGAAAGTTAAACGTGTAATAGATAAAGCAATGGATGACTATGATCGCAGTGTCTCACCAGATGAAGTTGAGGCACTTTTTTTATCGGATAATCCAACACTGACTACAGCACAGAAGCAACAGTACTCTGCTTTGTTTGGTCAGATTAAAACACAACAGCCTATGGGTAAGGACATAGCACAAGAGGTACTGTCTAAGTTATTTCAGCAGGTGATTGGTGAAGAGGTTGCCAACTTAGGTTTCGACTTTGTTAATGGATCACTCAAAAGTCTACAGCCACTACGTAATCTACTTGAGGTACATGGTGATGACTTCATACCTAAGTTACAGGTACAGTGGGAAGACATGAACATGGACAGGATACTTGATGAGGGTGACTTACAAAGCAAGTGGACCTTCAACATACCTAGCCTTGCACGTAAGGTTCCGGGCGTGAATGCAGGTCAGCTTATTGAGATAGGTGCTAGGTCTAATACAGGTAAGACTAGCTTCCATGCCAGCTTGGTGATGGGGCCAGATGGTTTCGCAGATCAGGGTGCTAAAGTTATTGTGCTCTGTAATGAAGAAACACCTACTCGTGTAGGCCACAGGTATCTGACATGTGCAGTAGGTACAGACTCAGTAGGCATACGTAAGGATAAGGCTAGGCATCTAGCTACGTACAAATCTAAGTCTCGTCACCTGAAGTTTAAAGACAGCACAGAGAAAGACATGGCATGGGTGGAGTCAGTATGTAAATACTACAAGCCTGACATCATCATGCTAGATATGGGTGATAAGTTTACATCCACAGCTAACTCTGCCAGTATACATGAGACACTCAAGCAGAATGTCATGTATGCTAGACAGATAGCAAAGCAACAGGAGTGTGCTGTGTTCTACATGTCACAGTTATCTGCTGAAGCTGAAGGTAGAGTAGTTCTTAATCAATCTATGATGGAAGGTTCCAAGACAGGCAAGGCAGCTGAAGCTGACCTCATGCTCCTGATTGCAAGGAACCCACCAACAGAGAACCAGACTGAGGAAGACACACAAAGACATATTAACATTGCAAAAAATAAGTTGACAGGTTGGCATGGTATGGTAACTTGTGAGTTTGATTATAAGACAGCATTGTTTTCAGCATAAGGAGGTTAAACATGGTTAATATATTCACACCAAAGAAGGATGTAGATGAACAGATCTTCTTCCCATTTGGTCCTGTCATGGGCTACAAGAAACTAAGTCCTGAGTTCATAAAGAACATGAATAGTTTCTATGAGGAAGAACCTAATCTACAAGACTACTCAGACAATCTGGTAGGTAAGGTAGGTCAGGAGTTGCATTTCAGTGAAGCAATGAGAGACATGTTTCTACATGAAGTCAAAGATTTTATAGGTAGGTACAATCAGACAGCCACTATAAGAAACTCATATGGCAGAAGCAGATTAAATACAGATGCGTTTGAGTATAGTATGCAGTTCGTATCTGGCTGGTTAGTTAGGCAGTTTGAACATGAGTACAATCCAGTACACCTACATACAGGATGTCGTATGTCCTGTGTTGGGTATCTTAAACTACCTGAAGGTATCGAGAAAGAATGGGAAGAGGACTACAAAGATCATCATCCTTCTCATGGACACATACAGTTTATATCTGGTAGTGCAGGTAGCTACAGTGCTACAAACTTTATGGTAAGACCACAGGTGGGAGACTTCTATGTATTTCCTAGTGAGTTGTTCCATTGTGTGTATCCTTTCTATACCAAAGGTGAGCGCAGATCATTTAGTTCTAACTTTAACTTTGTAGAAATTCCTAAAGGAGAGAAAAGTGAAACTGACTCTTGATGTAGAAAACACAGTAATCAAACGTGAAGGTAAGCTACAGCTAGATCCTTTCGAGCCAGAGAACACACTTGTTATGGTGGGTATGCTCGATGATCAGGGCAATGAAGACATCGTTACGTTTGATCACAGTGAAGTAGAGGCTACTCCTAATGGTCATGCTATTGTACAGAGCAAGCTAGATCAAGCTACTGTATTGATTGGTCACAACATAGGCCATGACTTAGTGTGGTTATGGGAGTCAGGCTTTACCTACAATGGAGCAGTGTTTGACACAATGATGATGGAGTACCTGATACTACGTGGTGTCAAGCAACCTCTGTCATTGGAAGCATGTGCACAACGATACGATCTGGATACTAAGAAGCAAGACACTCTCAAGGCTTATCTCAAGCAGGGTGTATCAGTACGTGACGTACCACATGCTGAGTTAGCTGAGTATCTGAGTGCTGACCTACATGCAACACAACAACTGGCACATGAGCTACGTGTCAAGCTAGTGGGTACAGATGCTAGTGGTATGCACAATGTAGTGCAGCTAACTAATCAGATGGTTATTGCATTAGCTAAGATCTACACAAGAGGTTTTAACGTAGACATTACTGCACTGGAAGGTGTACGTATTGCATTTGAAGAAGAAAGAAAGGAGGTACTATCATACTTAGAAACTAAAGTAAGGGAATTAATGGGAGATGTACCATTAAACTTAAGCAGTCCAGAGCAACTATCGACTCTGATATATAGTCGTAAGCCTGTAGATAAATCCATTTGGATTAATAAGTTTGATCCGTATATGGGGCAGACTGCTTTTAAACAACTGGTCAGGGAAGAAACTGACATAGTGTACAAGTCACATGTAAAGCGGTGTGCTGATTGCTATGGGTCAGGTAAGATAAGAAAGGAGAAAAAGGATGGGACACCATACGCCAAGATGTCAAAGTGCAACTCGTGCGATGGCAATGGGTATCATGTTATTCCTACTAGTATTGTTGGTGGTTTAAAGTTTAATGCTCCCAATGCTAAGTGGGCTACAGCTAATGGGTTCTCTACTAACAGAAAGAACCTAGAGCTACTAGCAAACTCAGCGAGAACTAAAGGCATGACTGATGCACTAGAGTTTCTTGAGAAGGTACAAAGGCTATCTGCATTGGATACTTATCTATCCTCATTCGTTGGTGGGATAGCTAACAATGTGAAAGCTGATGGTAAGTTACACGTAAGACTGAACCAACACATGACATCTACTGGTAGGCTAAGTGGGAAAGAGCCTAACATGCAGAACATGCCACGTGGAGGTACGTTCCCTGTCAAGCGTGTATTCGTATCGAGGTTCAATGGAGGCAAGATACTTGAAGCTGACTTTGCACAGCTAGAGTTTCGAGTAGCTGCGTACCTATCTCAAGATCCTGTAGCTATCAGGGAAGTAACAGATGGTTTTGATGTGCATTCCTACACAGCTAAGATCATCACAGATGCTGGACAGGTTATGTCCAGACAAGATGCCAAAGCACATACCTTTGCTCCTCTATATGGGGCTAGTGGATATGGTAGATCTAAAGCAGAAGCTACCTACTACACCCACTTCAATGAGAAGTACAAGGGTATAGCTAACTGGCATGACACTCTTGCCAAAGAAGCACTTAACACAGGCAAGATTACAACACCATCAGGTAGGGAGTTTTCTTTCCCTGATGTACAAAGAAATGCACGTGGTAGGATCAGTTATTTTACACAGATCAAGAACTATCCTGTGCAATCATTTGCTACAGCAGACATTGTACCTGTAGCATTAATATGGATAGAGACTTTATTGAAAGGTAAAAAGTCCTGTGTTGTCAATACAGTACACGATAGTATTGTTATTGATGTACATCCAGAAGAAGAACAACAAGTCTTAACAGCTATTGAGGATTGTAATGCTAATTTAGATACATGTATTAAGCAACATCTAGGTGTTGATATTAATGTACCTTTATTATTAGAATCTAAAATAGGTAATAATTGGCTTGACATTAAGGACGTTGCGTAGTATAACTATGCTCTTTTGAAAAACTATGTGAGGAGAATAACACATGTCGATAACAACTGTAGATACAAACAACTATGACGAAATGGCTAAAGCAATGGGCATCACAGCAGATGCTGGCAGTAAGAGTAAGCAGACTAGCAATCTAGCTAGACTACGCATCTCTCATTCAGCTATCATGGGTGAGACTGAACTAAAAGGTAAGAAGGTAAACATGGAAGTGGTGTCAGGTGGACACTTCAAGTTAGAAGTACCAGACAGTAGCACTGTGTACGCACCACAGATTAAGATACGTACATTCTTACAACGCTTTATGTACAAGCGTTTCATTAAAGGTTCAGGCAATGTACCTAATCGCTTTGTCAAGACTGTCATGGGTGAGTCCTTGTATGTCGATCTCAAAGACAATGATGGTGGGTTCAACTGTGGTAAGCCTAGTGGTTGGATCAAAGACTTCAAGGCACTGCCTACTGCACAGCAGGATCTTATCAGACAGATCAAGCGCACACGTGTTGTGTTTGGTTTAGCTGATCTCGTTGATCCTATAGATGAGTCAGGTGCAGAAACTAAGGTAGGTACTACACCTTTCATATGGGAGATAGATAATCGTGATGCCTTTAAGATACTAGGTGACACATATAACTCCTTTAACAAGCAGAGGTTATTACCTATTTCACATGTGCTTACTGTTGGCACAGAAGAAAAGCCATTGCCAAATGGTAGTAGCTTCTACATACCAGAAGTATCTGTTGATATGGACAATACAATTGCCCTGACATCAGATGATCAGTCTACTTTTGCTGACTTCATGGAGTGGGTAGATAGTTATAATGAGTACATTGCTACTGCATGGAATGATAAGTCCAAGCGTAAGATGTCTGCTGATGATACAGACTTAGTGAATGAGTTTGTTGACTTAGAAGATGAAGCAGTAGCGTAATGAATCATCCTGCTGAACTGGCACTAGCGCAGTACATGACAGATGCAGCCAATGGTAAGGCTGTATTATCTGAAGATACAATAGAGCGTATTGGTAAGGATGTCATGGACGCACTAGCTCGTCAGTTTGGTGGGGGCAATAAGCGTGGTGAGTTCGGCTTGAGGATGTCTAATATAGGCAGACCCTCTTGCCAACTCTGGTTTCAAAAGAACCAGCCTGAGAAAGCACAGCCCCTACCTAGTAACTTTGTAATGAACATGATGTTAGGAGATATAGTAGAGGCAGTATTCAAAGGACTATTAACAGAAGCAAAGGTAGAGTATGGAGATGCTGATACAGTAGAGCTAGACCTACCTGAACAAGATACTAAGATCAAAGGTACTTACGATATAGAGATTGATGGTGCTGTAGATGATATTAAATCTGCATCTGATTGGTCCTATAGAAATAAGTTCAAAGACTTTGCTACGTTAAAAGCACATGACTCGTTTGGTTATGTAGGTCAACTTGCAGGGTACGCTACAGCATCAGGTCTTAAGCCCGGTGGTTGGTGGGTAGTCAATAAAGCAAATGGTAGCTTTAAATATGTACCAGCTAAAGGCATTGACATGATGGAAGAAATGTACCATATTAACAAAACAGTTAAGACTGTTAATAAGAATGAGTTCAAGAGATGTTTTGATGCAGTAGATGAAACCTTTAATGGTAAACCAACAGGTAATAAAATACTAGGCAGTGAGTGTAGCTGGTGTTCTTTCCGCAAAACCTGTTGGCCTAAGATGAAAGAACTGCCAGCATTGAAGTCACGTGCAAAGGAACCTAAGATAGTTTCTTACGTGCACATAGAGAAGGAGAGTAGAGTATGACTGATTTTCCTGAAGCAAGTTATCTTGAGGCAAATCCAGATGTTAAGGAAGCTGTAGAGAATGGACAGTTCCGAGATGGCAAGCATCACTATGATGCATATGGTAAAGATGAAAACAGAAAGGGGTTAGAAGAATGGGTGAAGACTTAACAGAACTAGAAGATGCAATTAAGGAAGCTGAGAAACAGCTATCTGAAATGAAACGTGAGTACAAAGATAAACGTACTGCTTCCTTACGTGCTGCATTAGAGGCTAGAAAAGACATAGACTGTACGATACGTGAGGAGCTAAAGACTTTAGGTTATAACATACATAATACAGGCTCTGGTGCGTTTTCATTTTGGCATGGTAGAGCTTCATAACACGTGATGAACTACACAAAGTTCTCTCATGCAAGGAAGTATGGGTATAGGTCAGGCTTAGAGAAGAAACTCGCAGATGAACTTAAGGTTTTAAAAGTAAAGTTTTCCTATGAAAGCCTTAAGATAGAGTGGGAAGATCTAGCCTACCGTACCTATACTCCTGATTTTGTACTGGGTAATGGTATAATCATAGAGTCTAAGGGAATGTTTACTGCTGCTGATAGGCGTAAGCATCTCGCAATTAAGAGACAGCATCCTAAACTGGATATAAGATTTGTCTTTGAAAACAGTAGAAGAAAGCTACGTAAAGGAGCGAAGAGTACATATGGAGAGTGGTGTTATAAGTATGGCTTTCTGTATACAAGTAGGGTTATCCCTGAAGAATGGTTAAAGGAAAAGGGCAAGAACAAACACAAGAAGTTTATAGCCTTTACAGGAACTAAGAGGAGAATTGTATGACAGAAGAATTAACGCCTGAGTTTGATCCTAATGATTTTGCAATACGATTGCGTCCTCATATGGTAGATGGTCAGTGGAATGGTGATGTAGATATATGTATAATGTGGGATGATAAACACAAACTTACAGGAGAAGACTTTACAAAGCTGATGCATTTGACTAAAATGATTTGTGCTTCTGTACCTATGATGGAGTATGATGAAGTATTAAGGAGTGATATAAGTAACTATGTAACAGACTACGAGAATGACACGTTACCAAAGACACACATAACTGAGCCTGTTCAGGCAGAGGTAACTGGTGTAGATGGTAATGTAATACATTTAACCTTTAACACTAAGACGAAAGGATCAGCATAATGCAGACACTTACAATGGGAGATAACACGTTTACTATAACAGAACCTGAACTGCCTTTTACTGATATGGTAAATAGTCCACCACACTACAATAAGAGTGGCATAGAATGTATAAATGCTATAGGTGCAGCTACTGATGCAGGATACAAGTATTACCTACAAGGTACAGTAATCAAGTACCTTTGGAGATACGAGTACAAGAATAAACCAATTGAAGATCTTAAGAAAGCACAGTGGTATCTTAATAAGTTAATAGAAGAGACTGAGAAGAATGAAGTGAATGCTTTAGCGGAATCATTTACATGAAAGTAAAAATATTTTTAACCTTAGACATTGACAAGGAGGAGTATCCTATACCCTCAGATGGAGATGTCGCATCTGAAATAGGTGATGGCTTACGTGAATACATCCATGATGTAGGAGGCTTAGAGGTATCATCATTAAAAATTACTATGGAGAGATAGACATGCACACAAATAACTATTTAAGTTCTGACTACCAAAATTTTATTGCACTATCACGTTATGCCAGATGGAGAGAAGGTGATCAAAGGCGTGA